ACCTCCACCTCCACCTCCCGAACCCTCAGCATTCAATTCACATGTTGCATTAATCTCAGAGTCAGTCGCAGTTCCTACGTTAATATCCTGTGAACAAATTTGAATTGTTGTTTTACATCCCGCTTGGTTATTGGGTGGTAGGTATTTACCAGCTCCCGAACAAACACTACCACATTTTCTCTGACCATCCCATTGTGGTTGATATTCTGCAGGTGTTGCTTGTCGATTCTTTACATATGTTGAACCCGATGGGTGGTTACATCCAGCTACACCAGATACACTATCATCGGCACATTTGTCAAACATGACATTATAACATGAACAAAATTCAGAATCGGGATTAGCCTCACAAAATTCTTCAGCTATGACTTGATACATCGGTTCATTTATTAATTTCAAAGTCGAACACGCGTGAGAAGTGTCTGCCAGTTTATACTGGTTTTCGGTTTTACTACAATATGTAGCGAGAATAGTGTTATATGTAACCTGTTTACCAGGAATTGTATTAGGATTACATATATTTGTATCGGTTATGATATTATCATCCGTCCCACAATAGTCTTTTGCTAATTGAATGGCTGTAGTTTGTTCAGAACACATCCCAGTATTACCAGGTAGTGAAAAAGCTATATTATCTATGTTTCCACAAATCCTCTCTACCATCTCACCATATGGAGTAGCCCCAACTTCGGAGTTCGTTGACAGACCAGACAGTATAGGGCTAGCGAGTGTGTATGAACATCTATGAGGACCATTTGTATCATATGAATATGCTCGGTCATACCACATTATATTTGAATCACCCGTAGTATAACTCGAATCTTGTACAGTGCCACTCTGTGCACAACTAGGTGATGGTGCTGGTGGTGTGTCATCATCACCATCCGTAATACCCAAAAACTCACCGGCTTCAGAAGCCGCCCCACCCATATCACACTCTTACTCTAAATATATATTTTTTTTGAAATTAGATATTGTTTATCATTTGAATAAGTTCATCCTTCTTGTTAGCCTGAGCTAGGAGTATTATTGACCTAAATTGTGATTTGTCCCCTGTTAATTCTGTGATTTGTTTAGCTATGATGAATGCGACTGGGGTCAGGTCCTCCTTAGACTCGATGTACTCGATAGCCTCCCTCTGTTCAGGCCACCCAGTAGCAGCACTGAGTCGCTCAGTTTGTGAGTGCCCTCTGACCAATAAACCTACGATGACAAGAATGGCTACGATGAAAATAATTCGATTTGGTTTCATTTGAAATAGAATGACATTTTTTTCTCAGGTGAATATATATACAATGGGAGGCTCCGGTGGTGATACCAATCAGTCCATTGATAATACGTTCAATATGTCAACAATTAGCCAGAATATTTTTGAGCAAGTTTCTAAGACAGCTACCTCAACGACGGCTTCTGGTACTAATATTCAGGATTTAACACTTAATATTATGAATCTCGATGGATGTACAGTATCCACGGGTCAGAAAATTACAGCGAAAACAATGTCATCTTCGAGTTTTGATTCTACATCAACCGCAAATATAAAAAATGTTATCACAAATGATCTCAAAGCTTCGGCGGCGAGCGCTTTGGAAAGGAATACCCAAATGGGGAGTGAGTTGGGTCAACTCCTCGGTGGTGATACCAACCAGGATATTTCAAGCTCGGTAAACATGGAGATCGAAAACCTTGTTAAAAATACTATCACGGAAGAAACACTTAACAGCACTGTTGCTGAACAGGTGAACATTCAGGGTACGGTCCTGAATATAGGAAACTGTACCGATTCCGATATCAAAGTCGACCAAGATATCGTTGCTGATGTTGCTGCGACATCTATCACGAATATGGTCAGGAACGCCATCGCGAGTAATGAGGTGCTCACCACGATGGCTGCCACGGCGGATTCCTCGTCGTCGTCCTCGGCGGGTGGTTTTGCGGAAATGTTTGATTCGATCTTTGCTGGTATCGCTGACGTCATAGGTACTGGCCAACAGGGCGCCATGGTTGCGTCTGCTGCGTCTGTGTGCTGCGTCTGTGTAATTGTGATCGGTATGGCCGTCATGTTCATGTCCCCAGCGGGTCAAAACATGGGTAGAAACGCCATGACTAAGTTTTAAAATAATTGAGTAAAAATGTAATTCACTTCACTAACTTAAAGAGCTATTCAGTCTTTATGTTAATGATTCTAAGTATCGACGTGGGTATAAAGAACTTGGCGCTATGCCTTCTCGACGAGGACAAAAACAATCTAGTTGTGGAATGGGATGTTGATGGTATCCCTCCACAACATAAGGATGGTGTCTATGTCTCCATGAGAGACCATCTAGATGCTCGTCCATGGGTCCTTGGTGCAAAGACCATTCTCATAGAAAAGCAACCCGACCGTAATAAAAAGATGGTTTCTGTCATGCACTTCCTCCATGCCTACTTCATAATCAGGTGTCCCAATGCTGAAACTATTCTTTACGATGCTCGTCACAAGATTCCAGATGTTGCAGGACCTGGTAAGGCACAGTACAATAAGAGGAAGAAGGTTTCCATCGAGAGGTGTGAAGCCTTTATCCGGGGCGACTCTGTAAATTCCCACTGGATTGATACGTTTGTAAAATCTAAGAAGAAAGATGACCTCGCAGACACTGTCATGCAAGCACTCTCATTCGTGAATAGGAAGGAGGTATTACCAGCTTCACAAAAGAAGAAGTCTACAAAGTTGGTGGCACGTCGACCAAATGAGAATCAAAAAATGACAAAGTATTCAAAATCAAACTTAGCTTGGATTTATCTAAACAAAGTTGAATGTGAAGTTATTGAAAACAATAAAAGATTTATGAAAGATCTCAAAAGATATTACAGAGACCTAAGTGAGTTGATTAAAGATATAAAGTAAGTATATACAAATGAGTCTCACCATTCGAATGTGCGCCGTCAACAAGCCCAACCTGGACAAGGTCATCAAGAGCAACAAGCGTCTCAAATCCGCCTTTCATTCCCAAAAGAGTAAAAGAATGAACCACCGTATAGCCCTTGATGAGCTCGATACATTCCTTGAACTTGTAGATGACGCTATGGATGCCATGAACGATGTTGAAGTTGTTAGCAAAGATGCACAAGACAAATTATTTAAGTTGTATGATTTCTGTGGAGAGGTTCCAATGAACGATGAATGTAAATATTAAAGAATAGGACGGATAGTTATTCATAATGAAGAAAGTATTAGATCATGGATTCGTAGAACTCATTGACCACATGCCTCAACAAAACCTAGATAAGGCTATTGTTGATGGTGCTCGTGTGAGTTATCAGACGGGTACTACGACTACTAGAGGGGATAGGGGTTTGATTCGGTATCTTGTTCGAAACTGGCATACTTCCCCACTCGAACTTGTGGTGTTCAAGTTTCGTATCAAGGCACCCCTATACATTGCTCGTCAATGGCTGAGACATAGGACCGCCTCTGTAAATGAAATGTCTGCCAGGTATTCTATCGTTGATGAGGAGTATTACGAACCAGAAGTCCTCCGTGGACAGTCTGCTGTAAATCACCAAGGATCAGAGGGTGTTGTAGAACTTGATAGTGAATTGGGTGAGCTTCTATCTAAAAATTATAAATGCAGTTTCAAGATTTATCAAGAGTTACTTGAAAGGGGTGTCTGCAGGGAACAAGCTCGAGGGGTCTTACCACAATCAACCTACACCTCTTTCGTGTGGAAAATGGACCTCCACAATCTCATGCATTTCTTACAATTGAGAATGGACCATCACGCTCAAAAGGAAATTCGAGACTATGCCACGGCTATATATGAACTTGTCCAACCCCTGGTACCCCACTCTATGGAGGCATTCATGGATTTCCGTGTAAATTCCATGCAACTCACTGGTCCCGAGATTGAAGCTATAAACTCTGGGAAAGAAATTGAATCTCCGGGTGAACGTAGAGAGTTTGAAGAAAAATTGAAACGTTTGAAAATTAAATGTCCTTAAAATACAACAAACACTATGTCCGCTATTTATGCACCAGTCGTATTCGCTGCCAAGAACAAAAACAAGGGGTTCAAACAATTGAGTAAGAAGATCCAAAAGGAACGTGACACTGATGTGGGTAAGATCAAAGAGAAATTCTCTGAAATTTTCCGTGATGAACAGCGTCGCATGAAGGGATACCTCCAGGAACATGACAAGTTAGTCAAAAAGGATGAAGCTCCCAAGAAGAGTGGGAAAAAATCTATCGACTTTTACGAAAAGTAAACCACAAAGTACATAAGACAAAAAACATCGCAAGGGGTTGATTATCCCCGAACCTCTCAGCCAGTAGAGCGCAAACCACGCTGTACTGAACGACTCTAATTTCCTGTTGCGTTTTAACCATCGAGCGTTTCATAGAACCCCTAGACTTTTGTAAGCCCATAACAGCTGTATTTATTTTACCAATTGTACCAGGAATCTCTGTAGTCTTCATAAATATATCCCCAATATCTACCGACTCCAAGAATTGTTGCTGGATGAGGGGTTCCAGGTACGTGAAGTAGTTGAAGTCTGGGTCCAATTTGAGACAAATACCTTCAATGATGGAAAAGGACTTTGCTAGGTATACAAAGCTTGTTGGTACAACGAAGGGTTTTTCCATTGCGAGTTGGACAGCTAGCTCATCATTCATGATTTTAGAACTATCTAGAGTCTCCAGGTATCCCAAAATAGTTTCAAAGAATACTTCAATATCAGAAATATCAGAGGTTGTTGGGACGATGACACCTAATTTGATTAGGGTGTCGACTATACCAGCTGTGTCACGAGCGATTATAAAACCAAATAGGGACTTGAATCCATCCCTCAACTCATCAGATAGATTTACAAGTAGTCCAAAATCATAAAATACAAGCTTCCCATTGGATGAAAACCCTAAATTCCCTGGGTGTGGATCTGCATGGAAGAAACCATTGTCCATTGTTTGGATGACATATGCATTAATGAGTGCTTCACATATCTTCTTCTTATTCACTTTGGAGTCGGTAATCTCTGTAAGTTTTGTTGAGGGTACATATTCCATTACAATCATGTCATCATTCGAGTACTTCTTATAGACTTTAGGAACCTTTACCCAGTCAACATCCCGCATACCCTTTTTGAACTTGATGGCATTCTCAATTTCTTGTTTGTAATCTGTTTCACCTAGGAGATACTCAATAGACTCATCGAGGACTAAACCAGAACTATTCCCTGTGTCAATACCAACCTTTTCTAAAAATTCTACAATTTCCCTAACATTATTTGTATCTTCCTTCATAATGTCTATGATTCCAGGTCTTTTTACTTTTACAACAACCTTTTTTCCATTATGTAGGACAGCCATATGTACCTGACCAATACTTGCAGATTTGAATGGTACCAGGTCAAACTCTTTGAATATGCTTTGATCTACAACATCATGTATTTCCACGGGAGGGACATTGTCTTGGAGAGATTCCAACTCCTTTGTAAATTCGGGTGGGTATAGATCTCCTCTCGTCGAAGCAATTTGACCTAGTTTTACAAATGTTGGACCAAGATAGAGGAGTTCATCTTTCGTCCATCGACCCAATTCAGCTTTATCTTTTACAAAAGTGTTTTTCCACAGGAATTTACCAGCAAACTTCCATGTTTTAAGCTTTTGTTTCGGTGGTATTTTAACGCGCGAAGACGCATACACATTAATTTGATTGAGTATTGACCACATCCTATAATAACCACAGGAATTATTCTGTAAGTTAAATATAGAATGAAGATTCATATCGTTGGATCTGGACCAACAGGAATGTCTCTCGCATGGGAGATTCTCAGGTCAGGTGAACATGATGTCACAATCTACGATAGAAAAGTTTCAGCCGGAGGTTCTTGGTGGGAACCCGATACAGAAACACGTGACTTACACGCACACAGAATTGTATTTGATAAGGCGTTTGTAAATACACAGTCCATATTTTCAGAGATGAACATCGATTGGAATGATATATTTCAAATAGTAGAAAGGAAAAGTATTTTTGAATTTGCTTTTAAATCCCTAGGTGTAAAAGATTATGGAACCCTCATTTCTCTCTTTTCTAAAGTAATTGCACAACCCAAAAAGTTTAGGGGTATATCTCTAAAAGACGCAGTAGGAACTCTCAGTGAGACGGGTCAGGCATACATTGAACACTTACCACTCATCATGGACGGGGTTACATGGGATGTGATGACAGCATATGAATTTGTAAAAAATATAGACCATACCATGCTTTCACAAATGTGCACACAGAAGGTCTCAGGTAAGGTGATGTGTGATGCTATGGAAGAAGCACTCATTAACGCTGGTGCCAACTTTATTTTTGGTACAGAACTGACGAATGTTGAATATGGGGAGGATGATTTTGTTGCAACCTTTTCAGATGAAAGAATTATTGATGATGGAATGCTGTTTTTGTGTCTCGATAACAGTCCAGCCCTGAAATTTTTAGGAGACAATTGGGGACCCGATGCCCTCAAGAAGGTTCAGGGAAGTACCTATGGTGCTATTAATGTTCTAATTGATTACGAAGAAACACCAGTCATGAAATCAGACCTTGAAATAGCAATCCAAACCAAGTGGAATTTACAACCCAAGGTTCTATTTGGCACTAACACGATATCATGTGTTATATGTGACCTTAATGAAGAAGTGTTGAGTTCGAATCCAGATATCATCAAACAAGAAGTTATCAAACAACTCGGTTTACCCGAGCCCCTTGATATACGAATTGGTTGGGGTGCAGAATGGGAAGTCGAAGAGGAGAAGTGGTCCTTCTCTCAATCCTCAGGGGTTCTCAGCCTTCATGGTCAACTCCCATTCTTTGGGAAATGCCCCAAGGTTGCGATGTGTGGTATGATGTCTCCACGTGAAACACCTTACTCGAGTATTGAATCTGGGGTTGAAGTATCTAGAGCCCTAAGTCATGAATGTTTTGGTACGAGAGAACCACTCAAACCCATTCTTCTCACACAAGTCCTACTTTTCGTACTTGTGCTGCTTATAGTTTTAGTATCTGTATATCGTAATAGAAATCAATGAAGTTCATAGCAAAAGTGTACGAACCTATGTATGACTTCAATGATAAAAAGTATATCCGTTATATAATTCCTGTAAAAGTCTCGGAAATTATAGAACGAATGCATACAAATAAATCGCATCTCCTCATGAATCAAAATAGAGATAATCCCCTTGATGGTACTATTCTCACAGTGAAGGTGCCGTTCCGTTATAGGAGAGTGATGTGCAACGTCAAAGGACGTCCCATTCAGTCTCTAATAAAGGATGATGAAGTTGAAGTTGTGGTGGACTTTAAAGGGGTTTGGAATGTTGGAAATTATTCAGGCTTCTCTTGGATACTCTCAAGTTCATTATCAGGTGATTGAGGAAGGTCAATTCTGGTCAAACCAGCCGTCTTGAACCCTTCAAATGTTCGAAGGACACCTTCAAGACGTAAAAGCTCTTCACGCATTCCTTGCATCTTAGTATGAAGTTGTTGAATATTTTCTTCAATGTGTACGACAGGCATTGTACTTATTTAAAGTTTTCACCCTTTAAATAAGTATAGTAGGATGACAACCCTAACAAGAACTGGATATCTGGTAGACACGGGTCCAATCCAAGAAATTAAAAAAGAATTAACGGTAAGACCTATCGTAAATGGCGACTTTGGATTTCCTCCACCGCCTTTCAAGGTTTTCAGACCAACTAAGAATGGAGTCTGTGTTCCAAGATTCTATGGAACTGATAAGCTTGGAGAGCCTCGGCAAGACAAACGCCCTGAACCAACCCGAATCAAGACCAAGTTTGTGGGACAACTCAGGGATTCTACCCATCAAAATGAAGCACTCGCAGCAGCAATTAAAGCAGGGCATGGTGTACTTTCTTTACCATGTGGGTACGGTAAAACGACGGTATCCTTGGCCATAGCATGTAAGTTGGGGTACAGAACCATGATTGTCGTGCATAAGCAGTTTCTTGCAGACCAATGGCGAGAACGTATCCAACAGTTTTGCCCAGGCGCCACGATTGGTATTGTTCAACAGAATAAAAAAGAAGTTGATTGTGATTTTGTTATTGCCATGCTTCAGTCTCTGTCCCTCAAGGAGTATAGTTTCTCAGATTTTGAGAGTATTGGGACTCTCATTGTAGATGAAGCCCATCACATATGTGCTAAAGTGTTTAGTCAGTCCCTCTTCAAAATGTGTCCACGACATATTTATGGTCTTTCAGCAACCCCAGAGAGGAAAGATGGTCTCACCAAGGTTCTTCATTGGTTTATGGGTCCCACCTTTTTTGCAGTTGAACGGAAAAATCAGGAACAGGTTGAAGTGTTCCCAGTCATCTTTGAGTCTCCAAACTATAGAAACCCACCCCCATCTATGCGAAATGGTAAGATTTCAATGCCCAACATGATAACAGAGCTCGTCGAGGACAGGAGCAGAAACGTAATGTTGGTGGAATTAGTTAAAAAAGCCTCAGCAGGTACCCGACAACTCCTAGTACTCAGTGACCGCCGTCTTCATTGTGAATTTCTTCATCAATGTTTTCCCAAAACGTCTGGTCTATACATGGGGGGTATGAAAGAAGCGCAACTCCAAGAATCCTCAAAGAAGAAGATTATTTTCGCTACATTCAGTCAAGCCCATGAAGGTTTGGATATTCCTACCCTAGACACGGTTATTTTAGCTTCCCCCAAGTCTAATATCATACAGAGTATTGGTCGAATTATGAGAGAAACAAAGGGGAAGAAGAACAATCCACACATTTATGATGTTCATGACCCATGGTCAGTCTTCACTGCTATGTATTATAAGCGGGTGAAGGTGTACCGTCAAGGTGGTTTTAATATTCATGGTAAAAACGTGGAAGAACCTAAGAGTGCCTTTCCTCAGGGAAAGTGTTTGTTTTTATAATCTGAACATCTATTAAATGTCTGGTGCATTAATACAATTGGTATCTAAAGGTGTACAAGACATATACCTTACCAGTGAAGAGGGTCATTCTTTTTTTCGTATGAAGTTTACGAGACACACAAACTTTTCTCAGGCTCCAAAATTGATTAAATCTATTACGAATACAGATAATTCGATTATCATTCCAGTTTTAGGTGATGTAATCAATGGTATTTGGTTTGAGAAAGTTGGTGTCGATGCTGTAAACATGTCTTCCAATCTTTTTTACAATTCCACTATTGAGCTTTATATAGGGGGTCAGAAGATAGATTCCCAACATTTTGATTATTACTCTGATATATGGCACAATTATATGGCTGACACCTATACAAAAACACTAGAATTGAATAACAAAGTTTCTAAATCCAATCCAGCATTTCTCCCACTTCACTTCTTCTTTTGTGATCACAAAGCATTCTTACCCCTTGTAGCTTTACAATATCATCAAGTTGAAATCAAAATCAATTTCGATGACACTTATTATAATGATTCAGTTCTAAATCTTACAGCTGCACAAAAAAGAATTAATGTATATGGCAACTATATTTACCTAGATAAAGAAGAACGAGAATCACTTGTGGGTCGAAGTCTCGACTTTGTTGTCACACAAACACAACAAATAGAACTTCCAATGGAGACTGTGGCTGATAACGCTACAGGAGGTGGTGATAATACATTTGACATTTCATCGTTTAATCATCCTGTTAAATCCATTTTTTTTGGTTTTGGTGCATTAAGTGATGATTTTGCGAACGATCGTTTGACATTTATAAGTGGTGATATACAAATTAATGGAACCCCAATCCTTGAACATATGTCTCCAAATTATTTTCACACAGTACAAAACTATTACAAATCATCGTACGGTGTGAGTGATTTTGTGAGTGAAACCAACGTACTTTTCAACACAAGGTACTTCGCGTACCATTTCTGTCTAAATGCATCGGACTATAATCCATCAGGTACGTGCAACTTTAGCCGTATCGATAATGCCAAACTTATATTACGGGGTGTGGAGAAGGGTAATCTTAGACCAAGTAGTCAGGAGTTAAATATATTCGCAGTAAACTATAATGTTCTGAGAATCAAGGATGGTTTAGCTGGAATTTTATTCGGCAATTAGAGTATAAATGGGTAGGACTGCTCGTTTCGATCAGGTTTTCGTAACCAGTCTAGACGCAGACCCAGTAGAGCAAGATGTACTCACTGGTGTAAAAAGTATTTCTACGAAAGAGATCGATGTTGAAGTACTTACAGCAGTACAAATTGCAATTTCTAATACAAATCCTACAAAGAATATTTCTATAGGTTCAAATATTTTTGTAGAGGATACAGCAACGAATATCGTGCTTGACGTGACCAAGGGTATTCGTTCAGAACGTCTTTACGTTAATGATAAGCTTGGTATTGCAGCACCCAGTGCTACAAATGAGTTTCAAATTGGACCAAATAATGAATTCGTTATTGACCGTTCGAATGAACACCTTGTAACTCTACAAGGTAACGTTTCAGCTACAAATGTTTTAGTATCAAATATTCTAAATGTGGACGATACACTCATCATCGATAGAATGGGTTCAAATGTATTGACGGTTGTGGGGAATACACATTCTTCAAATATATCAGTTAGTCATTTTCTAAGTGTTGGTACAAATGGGGCTGCCCCTATCGAACCAGGTTCCAATGCAGCTGTTTTCAGTGGTTCAAATGTTGCGATAGATAATGGTATATTGACAGTCAACGGTAATCTTATCGTAAATGGTAATATATTCACAACTGAATCCCCACAATACCAAACGATTATCAACTTGGTTGTATCAAATAATGCGATTCAACAAGCATCCACGAATAACAAAGGGAGTCCATTTGATAACGCTTTACTCATGACTGAGGGTGGTGATGGGAGTGTATCAAATCTTGTTATTGGATATCAGTTTTCAAATAACGAATTTGTAGTTGGTCGAACCCAAATGGCACCAGTTGATACTAGACTTCACTTAGATCAAGCTAATACAGTGAACATTCATGTGTATGGACAGTTATTCACGGATGGTAATGTAGCTGTAGCAAACACTAATAGATTCTACACATTATCTGTAGGCTCAAACGTATATTTTGATGATGTGGGTTCGAATATATTCGTATCTACTGGAAATGTGTCTGTCGAAGGTAACGTAGTAGCGGGTGGTGTAAGGATTGGAAATCTTTTAGACCTAAATCCAGAGGCTACTGTACCGGTTCTTATCAATCACAATATTAAATCAAATGCAATTACGACGACCGGTTACACAAATTCAGGTATTGCCAATACTGCACCAATAGATGCTCTCTCAATTGGTTCGAAACTATTTGCAAATTTTACATCTGCGAATACGTTAACTATTTTAGGTAATACAGTGACAACAAATCTTTTTACACAATCAATTTATTCACATGCAAACGTATCTATACATGCAGATAGATTCGGTGGTGGAACAGTTACATCAAACGCACTTGTTCTTAAATCCGGTCCGCTACTCTCCAATGTGAGCTCAATCGAAATATTTGGAGCCAAGTTTTCAAACACACACCAAATAATCAAAATGAGTACACAAAATACAGAAAGAATAAGGATTACCCCTGAGGGTAGAATAGGTATATCGAATATCCATCCAAGTGAAAAAATGACCGTGGCAGGGAATGTGCACACGACTGGAGGTGATGGTTTTATTTATGGTAATACATGGGGAACGACGGGGTACACGAGTTCTCGTATGTATTCATCTGGACTTGAAAATAAGATTGAGAACATCGTGACTATTAATAAGGGTCTCAATATTTACGTGAGTAAAACACCCACAATGGGTGCACCAAAGTTGACCATCCTTGAGACGAGTAATGTTGGTATCGGTACGGCTACACCAAAGGGGCGGTTACACACGTCTGGTGGTACAGTGTTTATCAACGATGAAATCACTAATAATGGAACGTACAAGCATCTTGGAACTCCACTCATCGTTTCTAATGCAACTGCGGTTTCATCAGATTTGACAGATTTCGCGAGGGTTCTGGAACTTTGTAGAGAGGGTGGAACTGCGAGTAGTGATGGTGTGAGAGCAACATAC